CTCAAAACTACCACCTAAACTTAAAGTAAAATTAGTTGAAGTATCATCTCCGATAGTTATAGTAGGAAACGTGTTTGTAGTATCAAACGTTTTGTTTGTAATTGAAACTGTATTTGTTGTAGTAACAAAAGTACCAGCAGTTAAGGTTGTACCATCACCTATGGCAGTATAAATCTCATTAAAATTATCATTAATTAGATCACCTGCGTCCCTAAGCGTACTACCCGTTCCGTCATTAGGTACTGATCCTATATTAATTGATTGTTTTGCCATAAGTTTTTAATCTCTCTTTTCTATATTTATAATCGTTTATTATGGGTTTGTATCATCCATTGTAAAGTTTGTGTTATCAAACTTGATTAATGTATTACTGAATAATGGTTGAGAAACTGCCAATTCAGTAGGTAATGCAAAGTTTGTCTTCACTTTTTGACCGTCTTCGTTTGAAGTCATTAAGAAGATACCTTTTCTACCGTCTAAAGATGATCTTGTACCTTGTACTTGTATTTCGTCTAATATTTTAAATGTAATACCACTTCCTGCATTACTAATACCAAATGCTGTATTTGCAAATTTATTAAGTGTACCAAATCTTGGTCCTGCATAAGCAAATCCTTGTGATATATTTACACCATCTATTGTTCTTCTCACTCTACTTAAATAATCAATTTCAATATTTGGTCTTGTTAAAGTTACATCTCTTGTATTTGCTGTAAAGTGTTCAGTTGTATTTGGATTTAAGTCTGCGTCAGCAGGTACGTTTGCTGTTGCTCTTAAAGTTGTTCCATCAGATGTTGTTCCTAATCTTCTACCAAACAATGTTGTAAATAAAGTATTAAGTATAGAGAAGATAGGTGACTCTGATCCACCAGATACAATACCATCTACTGGTGCTTTTATTCTTAAATTAATTCTGTTTTCTAAATCAACTTGTCCTGTAAAGTAAAAACCAGCAGTGTGCATAGTCTTTTTAAACGAATCACGCCAGTTGTTAATTGATTGACCTACTTTTAATACATAAGAGAAATCCTGATAGTATAAACTATCTTGTATCTTCATTGTTTGCTCAGAAACAAATCCATCTTCATTTAAGAATTTACCATCTGTATCAGAAATTGCAACAACGTCAACGCTAGCACTTGCAACATCTAATTTACTTAATGTAGCAGAACCGCCACTTGTAGAGGTAATAGTTTCGCCTATTTCAAAATCATTTGTTACATCTTTTACTTTTAATAAATTTCTATTTGTATCAAAACTAACTTGTGTTCCTGTTGCACCTGAAGTACCACCTGTAATAGTATCATCTTCAGCAAACGTTCCTGTTACTGAAGTTAAAATTAAATTATTTCTAAATGCAATACTTGGTGGTGTTGGAGAATTTTCATATCCTTCTCCTAATTCTTTTGTAGATAATCCGATTACTCTACCGATTTCAGTACCATATGCTAATACGTTTGCACTTGTACCACTTGATGATGTAACTGTTACTGTAGGTAAAGTTTTATAACCACTACCGTTATTTGTTAAGTAAATATCTGTTATGTCGTTTAAATTAGAATTAGTTTCAGATTCTTGTACAATTTTATTTCCTGTGTATTGGTCACCTCTTGTAGTTTCATCTTCTAATACAATGTGATCGTCAACTGTTGATGTAGATGTTTCTTGTGTAAAACCTCCGTTAACAACAGAAACAAAACCAGCAGCGTTAACACCTTGTGTTCCTGTATTAGTGAAATTTAAAACATCACCTATTGCATAACCTGATCCGCCATTATCTATAATAATTTCTGTAATACCACCTGAACCTAAATCATTGATTGTTAAACTTCCACCTACTCCACCACCATTTAATGTTATTGCGTCTGTAGAAACATATAAGTTACCATCGTTGATAACTGTTTTAGTTCCTGGTACACCTGTAATATTTGCTTTAATGAAATAATCATCAGCGTCTGTAGCGGTTCCTGTAATTTGTTCGCCTATAGTAAACGTACCAGATATAGTACCTATATTAACTATAAATTCAGAAATTTCTTTTGATCCTATAATAAATTTTTTAACAGTTTCAACAACAGCAGTTGCACCTGAAGTTTGTCCTGTAATTGTTCTACCTACTAATTGTGATGTATCACCTACAGTTGCAATTGCTCTTAATACTTTTTGTGTATCCCATTGTCCGTCTGATACACGTAACATTTGTGTTCTAGGATAAAATGTTTCTGATACTTCATTAAATAATATTCTAAAAAATAACTCGTGCCCTTTTTGTGTACCTTTTAATCGGTACATTGATTTAATATTTTTAATTAAGTTTCTTTTATCTAAATCAATTGCTAATTCTTCAGGTATTGTTTTTAAAAACTCATCTCTAAATTTTGTTAAGAAGTTAGAAATAACTTTATCTGGATCTCTAAAATTTGTAAGTTGTTGAATACTTTGTACAGGATTAGGTTTGTAACCATTAATAACTGCCTGAGCACCTGATGAATTACCTGTTATGATTTCATCTCTAGCAAACTTATCTTGTGCTGATATAAAAATTCTATTGTTTGCTAAATCTTCAGCAACAACAGTAGCAGTTGCGTTTGAGGTTACACCTGTAATAGTTTCACCTACTGTAAATTTACCAAAAGATGAATCTTCTAAAATTAATTTATCACCTGAATCTAATTGTGTTCTTTCTGAACTAATTTTACTTCCGTCTAATAATAGATTATCTACACGACCTGTTTCGTTTTCTAAAGTAATACCGTCTGTAGATTCAATACTGGTAACCTGCAACTCGGCAGATTCCATAAATGCAAAATAAGTTTTTAGAAATTGGGCAAACTGTGGGTGATCGTCAACTACAAAATCTGGTAATTGACTATTAATGAGTGTTGAGATTTTGTCATTAAATTTTGCCATTGAACATTAATAACTTGTTGACGTTGTATATCCAACACCTGCCTCTGCTGATCCTCCTACGAAAGTATCTTCGGCAACTGTTATGTTTGAATTTGCAATATCTATTTCTACAATTTGATTTCTAACAGGAACAACATCATTAGAACTAGGTGTAACTGTTAATTCAATTACAGATGATGAAGCACCTCTAATATTTGAAATAGATGAAACGTTTAAAGAATTAATTGTAATTTGTCCGTTTGAATAATCTATAGTACCTTGTGTATTGTTAGCATATGTTCTAATACCACTTACAAGATAATATCTTCTTACGTTACCTTGTCCATCATCATCTAAAAACATTTCGTTTGAATTACCTGCAACAAAGAAACCAGTTGATGATACGATTGGTTCGTGTCCTGTATGTGGATTATAAATTGCATTTCTAAAATAAACATCATATCTTGTTGATGAATTTAATGTAGGTGTAAATGACTTTCTCATATTAACAGTTGTTATATTTGAAAGTATAGATGTATCAACATCATCAATTAAACCTGTTACTTTTGAATATCTAAACACACCATCAAATTTTTGTAAAGTGTTTGTGTTGTAATTTGTTATTGCGTCAATGATTTCTGATTTCAAAGTATCAGCAGTTTTTGTAGTTGCTCTTTTATCAAATTTTGCATTTACAGTTAATAATATTGATGTAGTTTCTGGATCAATAATTTCTGGTCTTACAGACGCCACATTGTATGGTTGTAAAGATGTAATAATATTTTGTTTTGTTGTGTTTGTTAAAGTTGAACCAGACGCCGCCTTTATAGCAATTTTTACAACACCGTAAACAGGCGTTTCATCATCTTCACCACCCCAAGCACTAACTGATAACGCATTAGGATAAATTGACTTAACTAACGTTTCATAATCTGTTGTTGTTACGGCACGATCTTGTGCTGTGTATTGTAGTGGTGCATTAAATCTAATTGATTCTTTTGTTTCTGCTTCTGCACCGCCTTGAGCACTTGAATTTGTTGAAACTGAAACATTTGTAAATCCACCTATTGAACCTGATAATGCAAAAGTAGAGGCGCCGTTTGCCTCTTCTTTGTTTGTAACAATGTATTCTAAAATTACAATATTACCGTCAGATAATTTTTGTCCTAAAACACCATCACCAAAATAAACTTCAAATTTACCTGTATCTGTTTCTTGTAAGAAATATGCTTTTGATGTTGATGTTAAACTTTTTAATCCACTTGCAAGTGTGTAAGTTGTTAATGAAGTATCACCTGCGGAAGTTTGAACTGTAACTTTTAAAGTAGATGTATCAGCGTTTGCACTAGGTATAATAAATTTTTGGTCAACGTCTGTACTATCAACTGTATAACGATAAGTTACTAAAGTACCTTCGTAAATACTAACATTTGAAAATCTGTAAACACCGTCAGCAGGTGTAATCGTTACATCCTGATTTGTAACAAACTGATAAGAAGTACCATCAACTGTAGAAGTAAATGCCGTTCCTTTATTCATTGTTACAGAAGCACCTGTAGCGTTATTTAAAATTATATCAACACCAGCAACTGGCGCCTTTGGAGATGACGGAGTATATCCTAACATCTTTGCTAATGAAACAATATTTTTTCTTATGTCTGCACTATCCAAATATAATTCGTTTGCCAACATATTGGCATTGAAACCTAGGTAATGAGTATTGTAAGCAAGTGTATCTAATAAAACAGCAAAACCTGAACCTTCAAAATTGTAATCTGAAAATTGAGTTTGATCTTGTAAGAATGCTCTTAAATTGGATTTTATTGCGTCAAAATCTAAATCTGAAACTACGAATTTATTACTTGCCATTTTATCTTAATCTTTCTAAAAATGTTTCTACTGTAACTGGTTCTGGTACACCAACTACATAAAACATAATTCTTAAATGATAACTGTTTCTATCCAAATCAGGATTTGCTAAAACTTGAACTAAATTTACTCTTGGTTCAAAATTATTTAAAACTTCAGCAACTTTTCTTTGTAAGTTAAGAGCAGTTAATGGTGTCATTGGTTCAAACAACATTGCTCTTACATCACTTCCTATTTCTGGATGAAAAGGTCTCTCATAATGATTAGTGTTAATTAAATTTCTAACACTTCTTTTAACTGCCTCTACGTCTGTTAATTTATTAACATCATTTGTAACTGTATTTCGACCAAAATTTAAATCTAAATCTTTATAGATTCTTGTTGCTCGTTTTGAGTTATTTGTGCTACTAGCATCATAGTTTGGCATAACAGTAATATTTATAACGATTAACCAACAAAAACGTTAGAACTTCCATCAGTTAATACACCGGCATCTACAGCATCACCTACTCTTGCAACATATTGACCATTAACCCTAACAGTTGATGAACTTCCTGATATTGATGCTACGTGTGGAACACAAACTATACCATCAAGTATTTCGTGTGATACAGTATTATCACCTTTTCTAGCAATTAAAATACCATTTGCTCGTACTGTAGATTGACCAGGTGTGTCTAATGTGCTTGTAGTATCACACAAATGTCCAGTATTTAATGGATCACCTTTTCTACAGACTTTTGGCATTATGGACGTCCTTGTCCTCTATAAACTTTGAATGATCTCTTTCTATGTTTGTTCATAGAACTTTTTTTTACTCTATTACTGTTACCTTGTGAAGTTTTTTTAGGTATTCTTTCGTGTTTGACGTATTCCTTTGATTGTTTTGCCATTTTTAT